CGTTTGACAAGGCATACCAAGAGTCGCTCACCTTGCAGCGCATTGACAACACCCGTAAGAAAGCCAAAAATGAAATACAAGACCGAGATGACGTTCCCCGTCGAACTCACTTTTGAGGTGCTGCCTGCAATGGACGTAGAAGGCACCGAATTGCCTGCCCAGCTGGACATTACCAAGGTCTTGCTCACCATTGTCGGCCCGAGCGGAAAGCCCCGCCAAGTAGACATCACCAATACGCTCACCGAAGACCAAACCATGCTGTTTGAGGACGAGATTGTTGAGAACTACGATGAAGATAATCGGGTTTGAACGCCCGGCCGAAGGGCATCCATGGAGGGAACATGAAACTGATCGACGAACTTTTGAGACTGGCGCAGACAACGCAGCAAGAGAACCGGCCCTTGTTAAAGGCCGTGGCACAGAAACTTGAAGACCAACGCCGGTGGCGTGAAGCATGGTTAAATGCAGAGAGTAAAGTTGAGTTGTTGACAAGTGAATTGAAGGTGATAAAGTCAAAGCTTCAGCATAGAAAGAAGAAAGAAGACAATGATTAAAAAGCCCGCTCAACGTGGGATTGAGGGGCCATGAGAAAACGTAGCAAGTACCGCCCTCGCACAGTCCTGCAAAGCCCCCTAAACTATGTGCTGTCAGGCCTCAAGCCTGTTCGCGAGCTGTCAGATGTCTACTTGGCCGTGCAGATCAGGAACAGGAACGCGTTGGATCAGGTTCGCAAGGGTTTGGCCCTGAGGGAAGACATCGACATGCTGATTGGGGCATTCAACATTACCGAGGCCTTGGCCATGAGAGGCATGGGCCACGACTGGGTGGAGGAAATCAGGCAGGGACAAGACGCGTTGCTGGAGCTCTCCCGCAGAGGCGTCGCACGGGGCATGCGGTTCATCATGACAGCCGAGCAGTGGGAATCGTTGAAGCTGGTCATGGATTTGCATGAGGAACAGCTGGCGCATGCAACTGTTCACGACATCGAGAAGGCGCACGACTTTGTGCTGGCGGCTCTTCGCCAAGGCAAGGCACGTGCAATTGTTCAAACTAGAAAGGAAGAAGCATGAAAATTGAAGCTACCGCCCTTGAGGTTCAAGTGGCGGGCAACCATTACAAGGACATGGCCATCCAGCCTGTGCAGTTCATCCACGCCAACGGCATCGGCTACTTTGAGGGCAACGTCATCAAGTACGTCAGCCGCTGGCGCAGCAAGGGTGGCGTCGCTGACCTTGAAAAAGCCAAGCACTACATTGACCTGCTTATAGAGCTGGAGAAAAAGTCTGAAAGTTTTTAAAAGTACTTGACAAGTACTTCAAGTTATCTGTTAAAATCAACTTGTCAATCCTGACAACATAGAAAGAGAGAAATAGCATGGTCGAAAAAGACATCACGGTTACGGTGTACACAGAGACTGACTTTTGCATTCACCTTGACGAATGGGACAGCGGTGGTCTTTGGCTTTCGCTGCGTAACGGCCGCTCAAGCATTTACACGCCCTTGACGCGCAAAGAGGCCCAGCAGCTGTTAGCGGGGCTGCAATCCATCTTGGCTAGGGACGAGGTGGCAGCATGAGCATGAACACCCCGTTCCACCTGCGTCAGCGGGAGTTCAATGCGTTCAACGCCGGGAACCCCCAAGTCTGGGAATACTTTGAGCGCTTCACGCTCGAAGCCGTCAACGCCGGCCGCAGGAAGATCAGCCACTGGCTCATCATCAACCGCATCCGCTGGGAGGTGGCGATGAAGACCACCGGCAGCGACTTCAGGATTTGCAACAACCACATTGCGTTCTACGCGCGCTTGTTTGTCAAGGTGCACCCGCAGTACCGGTTCATCTTCAATCTAAAGCGCATGGAAGACGAGCCATGGCACGGGGACATGCCGCTATGAGGGTTGTAAAAATAACAAAAACCATTGCGGATAATTTTGTGACTCAAAAACACTACAGCCGACGCGCCTCTATTTTTTGGGCCGGGTTTGGTCTTGAAGAAGAAGGTCAAATCACGGGCGTTGCCGTTTATGGCCAGCCGTCTCCGCCAATCCAAAAGCATGCGTTTAAAGAGCGTGACTTTAGGCTCTATGAATTATCCCGTGTAGTCGTGCAGTCAAGGACTAAAAATGCAGCCAGTTTTTTGGTAGCCAATAGTCTAAAGCTGTTAGAGCCAAAGCCCTGTGCGGTCATCAGTTACGCTGACATGGAGCAGAACCATTGCGGGATTATTTATCAGGCGACCAACTGGCTGTATACGGGCGCAACAAAAAGTCACGACAAGGCTTACATAGTTGATGGAAAACGAGTCCATCCAATGACGCTACGGGACAGGGGGATAACCGACCCTACTCGATGGGCAAAGGAAAACGGCATTGAGATGGTGCCTCCAGCCCCAAAGCATCGTTACTTTCAGTTTGTTGGGGATAGGCGTCAGCGGAGAACTATGCTGGCTATGTTGAAGTATCCGGTGTCTGGTTCGTATCCTAAGTGCGATCAGCAGAGGTACGATGACGGCCCTATTCTGCTTGTGAAAACAGGCCCAGTAGAGGGTGTCTTGCTATGAATCTCTTGATCCAACAAATGGCCAGCCTTGAGCCAAAAGAAGCCCTTAACTACCAGTGGTTTGACATGACGCCGGTATATAAGGCGGAGCAGACCGTTGACGGCAGCATTTTAGAGAGGCCTTTGCCTTATCCACTCACAGCGCTGGTATGTGCTTATGAGGACAAGAAGGTGCTTTTGCTGATCAACCGGGTAAAAGCGGTTACTGGAGTAGTCGGCGGGCAGCTGGACAAAAAATCCTACAGGCTCATTACAACCTTTACCTACACCGTGGATGAGGAAGGCATTAAGTGCCGTCACTTAGACGGCACTCATTTTGACTATCGAACCAGCCCTGCAACAGGGGTAATTGCCTTCATTGCCACGTTTCTTGAGTCCATAGACACGCAGCCCGCTGTGGGCTACATCCCTGCCAAACGCGCCAACTGGGAAAAGAAAATCCGCCAGGGAAAGGCGCCGACTTACGACTGGACCACGGTGGTAATTGAACCCCGCAAACCACGGTCCGAGGACCATGGCGGCACGCATGCGAGCCCGCGCTGGCACGAGCGCCGTGGGCATTGGAGAACCTTTAAGTCGGGCAGGCAGGTGTGGGTGAAGAACTGCGCAGTTGGGGACAAATCCATGGGTGCAGTTTTTCATGATTACCAAATTAAGGAATCTATATGAGATCACATCCTATGACTGAGTTTGAATCCACCGTTTGCGGCATCCCATGCAAAATTTGCATAACGTCATGGGAGCCCTATCAGGCCGCCATCCTGCGCGCCGACCCCGACGACAGCCACCCGCCCGAAGGCGGGCAAGGGGAGTGGGAAATCTGCGACCTCAAAGGCAGGCCCGCACCATGGCTCGAGGCCAAGCTGACCGACAAAGAGCGTATCCGCATCGATCAAAAAGTTTTTGAACACATGGAGAATTAACATGGCCAAACAATACATCCGCCGCACATTCAACGAAGTGGCCGACGAGGCCTACGAACAGGGCTTTTCCAAAGGCGTAATCGTCGGCACGCACCGCCAAAAGGCAGACCTAGACCGCATGCACGAAGAGCTCGAGGCCCTGAAATCCACCGTGGCCAACATGTCCCTGAGCAAGCTGGCCTGGTCACGGCTCACGGGCCTGTTCAGGGGGCAGTCATGACCTTTAATCACTGGTGGCAACAATTGACCAAAGCAGAACAGAAAATAATCGGCGAAGGAGCCGCTAGGTTTGTCTGGGAAGAATGCCAAAAGCACACCCTCATGACTATTGAGGATGCGTGCAAGGCCCAAGTGGCCTACGACGAAGGGTTCAGGCAGGGCCAAGCACGGTACACGGTTCAGATCAGTGGCTGGCGTCTTTCCCCGGGCATTCAGCCGGGCATGATCTGGATTGCTGACGGCGGTGGCGAAGGCGGTGACTTTCACATCCACGAGCTGGCCGAGGTCATCGGCAAGTTCTATCAAGAAAAATTCTAACGAGGGCTGTTTAATATGAATATTTACACCGAACTTAAAGCCATGTTCAAGATGCCTTCCCCCATTGAGGTGGCAGCAGCGCAGCTTGCGACAGCGGAGTTGGAGCTACTCAAAGCCGAGACTGGAGTGGAGTACGCATCGGCGCTGGTGACGTTCAACAAGGCGCAGATCAAACGCCTGAAGGCATACATTGCAGCGAAGGCTGAAGAGGTGACGGAATGACTAGGATGTGTGACGGAGCTTCAGGTATCAAGCCATGTCCTCATCCCAACAACTGCACTGTGAACTGCGAGTTCAACGACGCAGAACTACCAGAAGTTCATTGGAGCGGCATCCAGAGGCAGCTTGTCTGGGCTACATGGGCGTTCGTGGGGGTTGTGCTGTTTGGCCTGATGTTGGGCTTGGCATACGTGATCGGGAGGTTGCTATGACTAAAGAACAAATGCTTCAAATCATCAAACTGCTGGCCGCGCTGGAGTCGTGGGGTTTTGCGGAAAAGAACAGTCTGCCTGAGTACTTGCACGACCAGATTGATGAGTCGATCAAGGCGCTGACTAAGGAGTTGTTGAAATGACTAAAGACAACAGCACAGGAAAGAACAAAGATTTCTACGACCTGGGCAAGAAGATGTTTGACCGGATACAACCCATTACCCGAGCCGTTCCTCAGATTCCTCAAAAGCATTCCTCAAAACACATGACGGTATTTGAACTGATTGAGGCCAATGGCCTGACGCTGCATGGTGACATCGAGCACTTTGCCGAGCTTGTACGTGTTGATGAGCGTGAGGCGTGTGCGCAAATGCTAGAAGCGGCTGCAAAAGTTCTTCAGCAATGCCAAGACGAACTGACCCACCCACTATCAGAAGCCTTTGCGTTTAAGTTTGCCCGTGCCATCGAAGCCAAGTTAAAGGATAAGAACACATGAGCAGAATGTGCGACGGCGCTGCCGGTAGCAAGCCAGCGCTGTTTGATACGCTAATGGTTCAAGTGATTTGCCTGACCATCGACGATAAACAGGTGATTTGCATCGCGCCCGTGGTACACGCGCCAGACCTCGGCATCCGCGCAGGCAAAGTTCAAGCCATTGAATTCGGAGAGCTCATGCCCGCGTCCCTCGCCGCCAAGCTCTTCCAAGGCCCCACATCGGACGAGGAAGACAGGCACTGAAAGAGGGATCAGCGGCCCGGACCGTCCACACGGTCCGTCTCTTCCAGGTTTTCCAAACGAATGTCCGTACGATCCCCGTTGACAAAGCGCAACCGGTTCTCGGGCCAATACCCCATGCACAAGTACCAAGAGACCTTGGCAGCAAGGTAGGAGACGCCCTCAAAGCGCACGCGCAACTCCGGATTGGCGGCAGTGGTCTCAGTGCCCGCAAACTCACCCCGCAGCCGGCCATGGCGCCAAATCAACGCGCCGTTGCCCCCGCCATGGTAGTTCAGCATCTCACGCATGTAAGTCAACGTGCTAGGATCAGGGGTGCTCATGGCGTCGTTCCTTGTTCAACGATGTGGTGGGAAGTGAAGCCTCAGTGTGTCGAGCACTGGGGCTTTGCGCATTTTAAAGGCAAAAAGGAGGAAGAGGCAAGGATCACGGATCACGGGGCTTACGTTTTAGCTGTTTTATATACCTTTTTCTCAAGATTTGTTTCGTTTAACAGCTAGTTAAGAATGAGATATTGGTGTAATGGTGTAATAACTTAATGAAATCAATAGGTTACGAGTGATTACAGTGTTTTTAAGAAGTGTAATGGTGTAATTTACCTAAAATGCGCGCGCGACTTATTTACTGCTGCTGAACGAAATAGATGTTGGAAATAATCCTACTGAAACGATGAATTTGAACCGGGAGGGTCTGCGGTTGCGTTGCTTGTGGGTTTGTTGCACAATGTGTCCATGAACATCGAAAAAAATATCCCCCTGCCCGGCGGCGTTGACCCCAGAGAGCGCTATCCATTTCCCGAAATGGCTGTTGGCGACAGTTTTATGGTCTTGGACGCTACATGGATCAAGAACTTGCGCAGCGCCGCCTACATGTACTCTAGGCGCCACCTCGGCGTGCGGTTCACCTGCCGTAGGCATGGGGAGGGCTGGCGCCTTTGGAGGGTCTCCTGATGGGCTCGTTCAAAGATGACAGATTTTTGGCCGGCAAGAAGCTGGGCGGAATAGACTCACGGGTAGAGGCCCGCCTGGCCGTCCAAGTCAAGCCCTACAAACCCAAAGTCCTGACGCCCCAAGAGTGGAAGTTTGTAGAGGAGTTTTGCGCGGGCGATGGCCATGTCACCCTGAAAGAGGCTGCTCTGCGCGCGGCGTATAGCGAGGCATGGGCAAAGAATCGGGCACGGGAGCTGACGGACCCAGAAAAAAACCCGCACATTGTGGTCGCAATTCAAGAGCGCCGGCGCGAACTGGGGGAGAAGTACGGCACCACGTTTGAGCGGCATATGCGCGATCTCCAAGTCATCCGTGACCAAGCGCTGCAGTCCGGCGCATACGGCGCGGCCGTTCAGGCTGAATATCGGCGCGGGCAAGCCTTGGGCACGATTTATATTGAGCGCAAGGAAATTCGCCACGGCACGATTGACAGCATGAGCAAAGAAGAAGTGCAGCGCAAGCTCGAAGAGATCAAACGCCTGTATGGAGGCAGTGCTGGGCCAGTAATTGACGTCACCCCCAGACAGCTTAAAGAAGAACCGGAAGAGGACGAAGACCATGGCGTTGAAACCCGAAGCGAACCTGTACAAACGCCTGAAAGAAAATCTCCCAAATTGCCATTTCACCCGAATTGAGTCTCGGGTTAACCTAGGCATTCCCGACTGCCTGCTGGCATTCCCCCATGGCGAGTTTGTCATGGTCGAATTGAAGGTCGTCAAACGCGGGCGCAAAATCAATCTGTCACCGCACCAAGTGGCCTTTCACATCAAGCATTCCGATTTGCGCTGCCCGACCTACGTCTTGGTTCAGTACCAACCCGCCGGGACCGCTCATGCCAGCAAGTCCGAGCTGCTGCTTTATTGTGGCGAGCAAGCCGTCGACTTGGTGAACCTGGGCGTCGACACCCCTGCCTTGGCCCGTTGGCCGTGGACGGCCATATCATGGGCCGAGCTGAGAAATAAAATGCTACGTGGTTGAGTTGTAGATAACGGTGTGCTAGGATTACAAACACCTGGATGTCCCGGGCAACCTTAGAAAGAGAGAAAGCTATGCGAACGAGCGACCGAGAACGGCTGGCCGAAGCCCGGCAGCGACTGCATAAACACGCCCCACCCAAGACCCCTACCGACCACAAGCCCATGGCGATCAAATTATTTTTTTGGTGGTTGTTGCATAAAATCACCGGGGGTAGTTGACAAGTTGATAAAAGTAGGTTTACAATTTAATTAGGCCAAGCGATCCGCGAAGCCCCAACCCTAGAAAGAGAGAAAGACATGGAACTGAACACACTCATGCAGGCCTTGGCCAAAGATTTGGCCGAACAAATGCGCCCCATGGTGCGCGACATGATCCGGGCCGAACTGGTCACCGGTCAAGTGGACCCGGCCGCAATTGCCGAAAATATCGACCTGAAAAAACTGGCCGAGCATATTGACATCTCGACGCTGGCGGCCGAGCTGACCGAGGGCCAATTAAATGATATCTCGGGCTACATCGACCTGGCCATCTTGGCGGGCGAGCTTGACGCGGAGGGCATCGCGAAAAAATTAGATGTGGCGGACGCTGTTCGGGAATTTTTTCAGGACAATACTTTTTCAATCCGGGCATAAGGGGCACGGTATGAAACGAGAAACGAATATTGCACTTGTCGGCCGCTTGATCCATCAAGCCAGCGCCGGCCCGCTGATGCAGGCGTTCGTGCTTGAAGCCTTGCGCGATTATTCCGCCCGCATGCTGGCCACTGAAACCCCGGCCGACGCTGAATCGGGTTTTATCAGCTGGGCCGCATGGCAGGCCTGCGCTGTTGAAACCAATCAGGCCATGGCCGACCGCCTGCGGTAACCGCACCGGTTTTTTTAAGCCCGGCCGCGTGCCGGGTTTTTTTCGCCTAGGGGGTTGACAAGTTGACTTGTTGCACTAAAATTATTTGCAGGCCAGCAATCCGCCCGGCCACTAGAAAGAAAGAAAGCGAGAAAATTATGCTTAAGACTGTAAAACACTCAGGCAACAAAAAAACCGGCCCGATCGCGGTAACCTACCGCGCCGGGGGCCATAATGTTTTTGGCACGTGCCCGAAAACATGCGCATTGAACCCCCATGGTGAACATGCAGCCGACTTGATCGACGCCGACTATCTGCAGGCCTTGCGGCATGCCGTGCCGCGTAAAGGCCAGGCCTGGACGTATTCGCATTTTCCGGCCGAGCTGCTGCCGGCGCCGGCGCCTGGTGAGACCGTGATTAATGCGAGCTGCGACACGATCCCCCAGGCCTTGGCCGCAGTGGCCGCCGGCCGCCCGGCCGTGG